GAAAGTGTACTCACCAGTAAATTTTTTAGTGAATCCACTATCTGTTACATACCACTGATAGTTCTTTTGAAGTACACCATCAGTGATAGCATCACAGAACTCATTGATAAGTGCATTAAGACGACTTTTGGTAGTATTTGATTGCCAACCACCATCAAAGACAGTCATGAAATCATCACCAACTTCTGCAATCTTGTTACCATGAAGACGAACAACTGAGATGTTATCTTCTTCATTAAATGATACAGTTGTGTTTGCATTAGACCAGTTCTTGGAGTTGTGAACTGCTGAACACATTTGGGTTTCAATCTTTCTCATGGATGGTTGGATGCTTACACTATAGGGGACATTTAGAGGTTACTAACATTAATTCACACAAAATTCAATGACTTTTTCAGCAATAGCAGGGGCATCTATGTATTCTGCAACAATATATGCCTCAACTTCTTGCATTGCATGGTCACCACTCCTACCCATTTTTCTTTGGTCATCGTAGATATAATCTACAACTTCATCAAGTCCTTTTGTAAATTGTAGAAAATCTTCACCATCAAATAACATCCCCATTCTATTGTCACCTATATCACCTTCTACACAATCTTGCACCACATGATGTGCTTCATGACGCAATGTGTTGTAATCATTTGATGTCCAATCAACCAACTTACCATCACCCAATCCATTATCTTGACATACAATTAGCATTGCATTTCCTGGATAGTATGAACCACCACCAGCACGACTTGATGGGCAATGAATAGGGTTATTAACAACCATTGTAACACCAACCTTGCTTAAATTCTCAACAATAAGTACATGATCATTGTGAACTTGTTGTTGAGCAAGTGATGGTGTTGCAATCAAACTTGCTGCAATTGCTGTTGCTGTAGCGATAAACTTTTTCATGATGTTAGTTAGTGAGTGAGTGTTAGTTCCAACCTGTGGATTCATCTGGTTCATTATCATTCTCATCACTAGAATTATACCACTCAATGATGGATTCTAGTTGCAACGCTGCATTTTGTAATGACAATCTTGAATATCCAGCAGCATAAGGATAACCCTTGTCAGGATCATCTATTGCTTGATAATTGACCTTGACAGCATCTTTTAAACTCTCAATTACTGTTTGAAGTTGTGATTTTAGTTGCATTTTAGTTTGAGTTTGAGTGATTTAAGAGATTGTTTGCGTGCTTTGAGCACACCCTTACCAATACCTTTGGTCTTCTTATCTTTTTTTGAGTGATGTTTCCAATTAGGTGTAGTCATCACATACCATTCATATATTCATGTAACTCAGCATAATACTGTTCTTCAGTGTCAAATTGACGACCATGAATAACACATGGGAATGTATGTTTCTGAAACATAGTGGATGCAACTTGCACATCTTGTTTGTCATAACCCATTTCGAAAAGGGTTTGGATGTAAGGATTAGTCATTGTCATACTATGGGGGACATTTGGAGGTAACTAACTTTATTTCCTTCTCTTTCTTAACTTATCTATAAAATTCCTTGCAGATTGTTCATTTCTGCATACTTTGGTCTTTGTGCAGTTGTCATAAATTACAACTAATTTTGTGCTACTACCTGCTAATGGAATAGCAGCATATTTACCATTATCTACCACAAACCCTAATGGTCCTGGTTTAGCAGTAAGGATTAAACTATTGGTTGGTTTCATATTACCTCCTCACAACACTATCATACATCTCACCTTGCTCAAACACAATATCAACACACCTTTGCAATGCTTTCTCTGTAGTTACACCCACATTGCTGTAAACAGGGACACAAAGCATACCATAAGTCTTAGACTTGCTGCCCACTCTAATAACCCTACCCACAGTTTGCAGCATCTCAATAGCATCCATGTTGCGTAGGAAGATAACTGCTTCCAACTCACTTACATTGATACCCTCAGACAAAATAGACCTGTGAAGTACAACAAACTTTTTGTCTATATCCTTACCCCAAGCATTTAGAGTTTCAAAGAACTTTTCTCTGGATACTTTCTTGCCATCAATAACAGCACCAGTTTTGCTGGTGATATACAAATAAGAGTAATCCCTTTGTTCTAACTGATAAGCAAAATCAGTCCTGAATAGTTCCATCAACTGTTTTGTAGTCTTGACACAACCTAGAACCTTTTTGATGCTAATGTCATCAATGGATGCTAGCACATTACGCCCCTCACGGTGAGGAGTAAGAGACTTTTTGTCAATCTTATCCATTTCAATCACCTTAACTTTAGGTGGCAGGATATAACCCTGCTCCACCAGTTTAGGTGCAGAAACCCTAGCAATTACCTCACCATAAGTATCAACCCAGTTCATGCCTGGTTTCTTCACAGTCACACTAGTTTTGCGTGTAGCAGTAAAGAAGAAAGCACGATCTGCCTTCTTAGAGAGTGCATCAGTGGGTGGATAGAAGTGACGCTGAACACTGTTATGTGCCTCATCAAAATAAATTGTATCAATGTCAATTCCTGCCTCAACAATGCGATGCAGACTGTGATATGTAGTGAATACAATAACATGCTCACGCACAGTGTGACACATCTCTACAAACAGTTTGATACGCTCAGACTTGGTAGTTTTGAAGTGCCTAGTATCACCACTGTGAACATGGAGCACATTTGCATTAGTAATGTGCTCAAGATACTCAGAACATAGTTGATTAGCAAGCAACAATCTAGGTGCTACAACAACAATGGTTCTAGGTTGTTTTATCTCAAAGCGATACATTGCATCCATAATCTGGATCAATGTCTTACCACCACCAGTGGGAACAATAACCTGACCCAAAGAATGAGAGCGCAAAGTATTAACTGCTTCTTGCTGATGAGGGCGAAGTGTGATCATCAAGTTCAATGCTGTAATAAAGGGGACATTTCAAGGTAACTAACAATATCAGTCAGTCATTATCCAAAGGAAGTTATCATTTTTAATCACAGTGTTCTGTTCAACAAATGCCTTTGCTTTTGGTAATGATAATGATTTATTAGTTCTCACATATTCTACCGCATCTTCAACACTTTGAAAAAGTCTTGCATTATGTTTCATCAGGTGCTCATGCGTTTGTGTACCCTACCCATAATCTTAGTTCTACCCTTAGCATCAGGATTGGTGCCAGTAGTTTTCTTATATTTGTCAGTTTCTTGCTTCTTCATGATACCACGCAACATAGTCTCACCCTTTCTTGTCACTTTCATCCTCTCTGCTCTAGTCATACCAGACGCTTTTGCTGGTTTATATCCAGGGTCAACCTTTTTCTCACTCTTTTTCTTCAACAACTTGCTAGCAGTATTTTCTAAGTCCTTAGAAGATGTGGTAGATTTCTTAACTTCACCACCAGACTTTTTGGCAGCAGCACGTGCTTGTGCTGCTTTCTTTCTCTCTGCTTTTACTTTATCAGCATAAGTTTGCTTTACATTCTTATCATCAAGTGCTTTTTCTGGTTGTTGTTCTCTTTCACTACGTGCCTTAGTTGAACCAACATCTTTGCGTGTTTTATATTCACCTACAGAGGCAGATTTACCACCACCAGTAGCTTTAACTCTGGGTTTTACACCAGGTCTACGTCTACTATCAGTATCTCTTTTAGGTTCTTTGCGACCATCAGCACCAGTTTGTTTGATTTGTGACCTACCCTGAATTTCAGGATCATAGACCTCAGTCATGAATTGTTGAAACGTTTTCATGCCTTAACTACCTCTGCCTCATCAAAAGGATTGCTGGCATTAACAGGTGGTTCAGTTTCTGCTACTGCCTTAGTTTTTGTGGTATATTTTTTCCTATCATCAAAGTTTTCTGTCCAATGATAGTTACCTTTATAGTAAACTGTCTTTGAACTATCTATTGCTGAGGGTCTTTTAATATAGTAAGACATTGTGGGGATTCTATACCATGAAGTATTTAGAATCCCCATACATGTGTGTGTGCGGATAATTTAGGATAATTTTTGACTAATATATCACCACACGTCAGGAGTGCTCAAGTCCTCCACATATGCTTGCACATTTTCATTGCCTTGAATGTCAAGAACTTTTTCCCAATCAATGTTCTGTGGTTGAAAGTCATCCATAACATCCAATTCAATTGTAACCCTGTACTTTGCTTTTTGTGGAAGATAGGTGGAAGACATGAGAACTCCTGATGACCTATACAGTATAGGTTATTTAGGATACCCTGTCAAGGAAATTGGACAGTTTAAGCATTGGCACACTGTCCATTATTCTTAATCTCTAATATAACCTTTCTCAACTAAAAACTTTCTAGTGAGTGGAGTTGGTTCATATTCATTCCACATCTCACCAGCAGCACAAGCATTTAAAGCATTAGCAGTCATAGATTCAGTTCTACCTGCCCATGATGCTTCTGCTTCCCAAGGTAATGCTGACTTAGGATAAGTACGTTCTGCTAGTTCACGCCATATCATAGGTACAGTGTCCTCTGGCATAATAATAGCAATGAATGAGTTATCAATAGTGCCTGCCATACAGTCTTGTGCAGCGTGCCATCCTTCATGTCTCATCACACTCATAAGTGTAGATGTCCTACCCATAAATGCTCTATTCAAAAAGAAGTTATTTCCTACAGTGTGATATACACCTCTATGTCCAACAGGAAACCATTTCTCATCTGCAAGATATACATTGACACCAATATCACTCAATATGGTGACCATATAATTAAATTCTTGTGTCACTGGCATATAATTTGTATCAGGATATTCAGATGCAATATCCAACATTGATACAACTTTATCTACACCCTCAGTGCATTCTTGCAGCAACATACAACCCATTGCTCCCATTGAGAATGGTTCTACATCATTAGAAGTGTGATGATTTGCTAATGATGTGATATTTTGAACTCCATCTTGCGAATGATGGTGTGGGTGAAATTCTGGGTGTGCCATTGCTGGTGGAACCAATGCCACTGACAGTGCAAGCAACCAAGTTTTAATTTTCATCGTAAATTGACTCTCTCTTTTTTATATATTCTAGTTCATTCCACTGATGTTGGTAACACAACAACAATGTATGATATTTGCAATGAATATGATTGCGAGTTACTGTACAATGTGGTTTTGGTTTTGTACCAAGTTCTATTGTAATGTATTCATCATATGCGTCTCTATAATACACCCATCCTTCAAGAGAACCAGAAGATTTCTCCCACTTAACATAATCATTCACCTGAGGTTCATAATCAGACATAATAATCAATTAATAGGGGATGGAATACCAATTTGACTCATTGTTTCTTGTTGCTTGAAATATAGTTTCATGAAGCAACGAAGCATAACCTTAACAGTATCAATATCATCACAAGCATCAATCTCTCTTGATGCTTTCTCATAAGCAAAACACTTAGAAGGTGTTGATAATTCTATTTCATCAGGGTTCATAGGAATGCTCTCTCTAATGGAGTTAGATTTAACTGCATTGCAGAAAATGCAGTAGTGTTATCTATGCTTACTACTTTACCAGGTTTTTTGTGATTAACAGGTGCTATGAACTGCTTTGTTTTTCTATTCCAGAATCCCCAAACACTAGATGGATGTTTCTCTTTGCCATAGATAAACTCACGACTAATGTTTCTAATCCAAATACGTTTGATTGTTTTTGTATGGTCATCAGACCAATACTCATAACCTTGTGGCGCTTTGTGAGGAAATTCCATTGGTTTCATAACTATAAA